CATCATTTCTTCCATTTCGTCTTCTTCGATTTCTTCTTCATCTAACTCTTCAGCTAGTTTATGAGAAAGCATAGATTGGAGTTTTGGAGTAAATGCCTCTTCGAGAGCCATTTTTGCGTTTGCTAATGCAGTTTCTTTTACGGCTTTAGCATCGGCGATTGCTTCTTTTAACAAATCTGATTTCATTTGTTACCTCCTAAATTAAACTTTTGGATAATAAGATTATTTTAAATCTTAATAGAATATAATAATATAATATGAATCACTCATTAGATTGGAGTGATATTAATTTACAATAAGTATGTAAATTTTACAATAAACGATAAAGTGTTTACTATTATCTTGCTTCTTGTTGTCTACGGACCCAATCAGCTCGTCTAGCATCATTCATTTGTTTACGTTTACGTGTAGTCGGTTTAGTGTATTCCCTATTTTGCTTGATAAGGTCAATTACACCATTATCTTTCATAATACGTTTCCACTTTCTAAGTGCTGCTTCAATGTTATTATTAATAACCCTTACACCATTAGCATGACCATATAGGAATAACTCCTCACGTTCTTTTCTTACTTTTTTTTCTCGTTTGTATGACATATATTTTATTTAATAAACAAAAAACACCCATCGAACTAACGATAGGTGTCTATAAATAGTGTTTGTAAAGTTAATTAAGACATTTTATCTAAACCATCTTTAAAATCAGATATAAGATTTCCAAATTCTTTTTGTTTATCGGCTGGTAACCTCTTAATCTTTTTAAGGTTCTTTTTGATAAATGATGAAAAATCAACACTTATTTCTTGAAGTCGTTCTAAATCACGATTCATTATTTCTTAACCTTACCTTTTTTGATATCTCTTTCAAGTTCTTCTGCAGCTCTTAATACATCTACAACTGATATATTAATTGGTACTTGACGATATTTTGATATTTTACGAACTGCCAACATCACAATTCTTTTTTCTTCGCTAGAAGCACCTTCTCCAATAATATCTTCGGTTACTGATTCAAAGTAAAGGTCAGACATCTTATCTTGAAGTTTAGGGTTTTTAAAATCAAACTGATACTTTTCCATTGCTCTTCTGGCTTTCAATGCCGATTTAGCAGCAACTACAAAGTATCCTTTTTTAGAACCACCTAATTTCTTTTGTAGTTTATTTGCTTGGTCTTTGGTACCAATACCCTTTTGGTTTCCCTTTGGGTCTATGATTGAGTATTTGTTTTCACTTAGTATATCAGTTAGCTTCATTGACGATTCTTCATTTACAGATTCTTTAGCGAATTCTTTAGCGTTTTCCTTGTCGTCCTTATCAACGTCTTTTACTGGAAATTCTTTACCATCTACTTCGAACTCATCATCACCATTAGCAATTGCTTTCGCTCTTGCAGCGCCGAATTCGTTACCTTCTTTGATTTCGTAATACTTACCAAGAACTTCACCCATCTCATCGTAACAAGACTCAAGTCTTTGTTGTAGGGTATTTACTTCTTTGATTGTATTAGTAAATACTTTGAATGACTCATTCATAGACTTCATGTGTCTACCAACAGTTACCTTGTCAAACCAATCTCCAGTTTCCTCAAGAGTTACCTTGTGTGCAGTCTCTACGATACCTTTAATAGATTCGTATACTTCTCCCAAATTACCTGAACGATAGATTGACTCACCGAATTTCTTGTATTCAGAAACAGCTTTAAGGAATTCACGCTTTTCTTCGTTAGTCATTCCCTTTTGGGTTTCTTCATCGTTTATCTTCATACGTTTGTATGTAGATTCGTTTAGTAGTTCTTTTAAATTTTTCATTATACTCCAAAATCACATTCACAATATCCACCAACCTCACACATGATGTCTCTCATCATATTGTTAGCTTTATTGTATTTATAAGTATTCTTTTTAACAGTAACCGATTCGTTTATCGTACCCTCGTTTGTTGGTGAGAGAAATGCTCCATGAGTTGATGGGTTAGAAACAAAGTCCCAACATATCAAATCAAAGTCTTGTTCTACTGCGACGGTGTCTTCACCAATTTGTTTTACGGAACCCATACCTCTTGACGAGATACCAACAGTACACCCAGCTTTTACTAATTCTTGTAAAATCTTTCCAGCTGGTGTATTTAGTATTTCAACTGTTCCAACAACATCATCACCATTCCATGATACTTCACGGATAATGTGTGATGTGTTCTTTAATTCGACTACACCACTTTCAGGATGGTCCAATTCACCATAAGCACGATTCTCTTTGATTTCACGTCCTTGGTATTTCTTTACTTCACGTTCTAAGATGTTACGTGGATACACTCTACCATTTTGGTTTTTAGCATCAGCACGTTGTAACACACCATTTACTAAGAAACGACCAGTCTGGTCCTTTGCTTCTTGTAACATAGTAGGTGTTACTTCAAATATCATTGTATCTACAAGTAGTTGTTTCATCTTAGTTTTCCCACACCTTTTTCTTACGATATAAATCAAAGAACACTCTTGCAAGTTCTCTACGTATCAATAGTCTGATATCTTCGAGGTCTTGTACTTCGAGGTCTTCGTTTAATTTATTTTTATTACACCCACACGACATACTATGCGCTCAATTCTTTTAAGTTACGAGCAACTTTTAACATTCTTTCTGAAATCTTACCGAATCTTTTTTGTGTAGACTTCCAATATTGTTCATTAGATACACCCATTTCATTTTTTAACTTAGTGTTCTGATTTACAATCTTTTCAACTTCGTACATCATTCGATTAATCTCTTTGATAGATTTATTTACTTTTTGATGTGCCTTCATAGAGTCATCTTTTTTGTAATCTCTATAAGTAGCTTCGATTATACGTTCTAGCTTATCTTCTAATTTCTTCATAGTTTTAGACTCCGTATTTATCTTTTTTGTTTTCTTTGGTTTTTTATAACCAAGTACCTCTATGTGGTCAGTATCCAAATCATCTTCATCTTCACTCTTTGCAAATGCGTTAGGAGTTTTAGGTGGGCCTGCTCCCCCATCCATATTAGATGTTACATTAGCCTCATCTACCTCTTCCTCTTTAAGAGTTTCGATTGACTCCAGCTCTTCAAACTTACCTTCCAATTGTTCTAGTAAGAATTTAGACATTTGAAACCCTCCGTAACTCTTGTAAAAGTTCATGATATCTTAGAAGAGATAAAATCTGATTCTCATTGATTATTTTAGAATTTGTAATGTTATCAATAAGATTTACAGTTTCATTTAGTTTTATTTGTGCTACTTTATCCGATACATCTACTGCTTTGAAACTTTTCTTTAGTTTCTTAACTTCAGTTATAACAAATGACTTTAATTTAGTTGAATTATCAACGTTGTTGATATAATTCTTTAAAATCATCTTTTGTTCTTCTGATAAAGTTGTGTACTTTGAGTTAAATGATTCAACCAAGAACTTATAAGCCAACAACCTAACTTCTTTAGATTGGTTGTTATACTCAGTATTATCAGATTCAGTTACAATCTCAACATTTGATTTAGTGATTACTTCGAGTATTGTATTTTTACAAGTAACGTACTCTTTTGGAGATGTCAAACTTGTATTTTCAAACATTTTGTAAACCGATGCCATTTCACGATAATTAGTAACACGATATTTAAAGAAGTCCTCCATAACAAATGACTCTTTGATTGATTTAATCAAATTATACTTTTGTCTACGAAGAATACCCTCATTTAAACTACCACGTTCTTCCAATACAATATTTAAAAACTCCTGAGCCTGATATTGGTTATCGAAGTTTTCTTTAGTTAAAGATTGATACAATTTTAACTCTTTGTTTAATTCAGTACCTCTTTTGAAATGTTTCTTTATTATTTCCAAGGCAAGAGAATCTTTGTTCGCAAGTGTATCGGATGCGATTTGCTTTACGAGTAATTCAAATAGAATACCCGTATTTTTAAACTTGCTGTGTTTTAATTTGGCCATTGTAAACCTTATCTATTACTATTCCAATTTATAAATATGTAAAAACTCATCAAATCGTGTCATCGATAAGATTTCTCTCATCTAATAAACCCGATTCAGCCTTTTCATCTTCTAATAAAGATTCATTTAGAATCTTAGTTGTTTTGCGTTTAACGTTTTTCAAAGATGATTTCAAAGCTTGTGTTTGCTCGTAAGCAAGTGGTGAATTTTTATACTTATGATATGTTGCGGCTGGTTTAATATCGGTCTTTTGACCAAGTGGGTCTCTGCCAAATGCACTATCATCCGTTTTATAGTTACCTGATGTTGATGGTCTACCAGCGCCATCAAACCCACCTTCAGGAGAACCACCATCATCGTTAGGTGTTTGATGCATTTGTGCCAAATCGTGTGGTGTGCCAAATGACTCGCCAGTTTTAACTGGATCATTACCTTCATCTTCAATTTGAGCTTGTCTAAATCCGAGTTTTAAATCTCCAATAACTTTACCTTGTTCAAGAGCCCACTCATCATCACTCATATTGAATATGTTCTTATACATCCATTCTTGAGAAACCATTTTGAGGTCTTTCATATCAGATACCAATGATACCTTCTCAGACCACAATGCAGCTTTCTCTTGTTCGTATATGATAGATGGGTTTGTAAGTTCCAACTCAAAGTTAACAAGGTCTTCGTTTTCGTAACCTTGTGAATATAAGTGAACAATTGCAATCTTAGTTAATTCAGAAAGAACAATCTTTTGGATTCTCTCAACTGAACGTGCGAATCTGATGTCCTCTTGTGCAAGAGTTGCCTTACCTTCAACTGACTCATCGTACCCAATAAATGCTTTTGGTACTTTTAGTGCAGCCATCATTCTATTTCTTAGGTATTCTATATCATCAATACCACCGAATTCCATACCACTTAGTGTATCTATCTCAGTACCACTTTGACCACCACGAACTGGTAGGTAGTAATCATCTAACATATTCATTAGATTAAACTTGAGATTGTAGTCACCAGTATTTTGGTCAAGATATGGTACTTTCTTCATTTGGTCAATGATACCTCTCATGTGGTTATCAACTTCACCAGGTGGAATGTTACCTACATCAATTTTAAATGTACGTCTTTCAGGTGCTCTCATAATTCTATGAATCATCATAGCATCTTCCATAAGAGTCAACTGCTTCCAAGTCTTTCTTGCACCTTCTAGCAACGAACGACCATATGGAAGGAAGTTTGTATCTGCTAATAAACGGAAATGTGCGATTTGATAGAACTCAAAGTAATCAGCGTTCTTGTTTACACTTGCACCATGAGCAGCACCCATTGAACCTAATTTAAATCTTACTTCGTATGGGTTTTCGGGATTAAACCCTTCTTCTCTTTCTACTTCGTATGCTGACATTGGTGATACGTTTACAATACCAACACCTTCTTCAATATCAAGATGTAGGAAGTAGTCACCATATTTATTCATACCACGAATCCAAGCCCAAAGATTGAACTCAATATTCATTACATCGTAAAATAGGTTGTGAAGAATCTTTTTTACGTTCTCGTCATTAGTTTTAATTCTAAGAACATCACCCATGTCATTTTTTAGAGTACACTCATCGGCGTATATATCTAATACTGAGTTTAGAATGGAATCTTTATCCATTGCTTCGTAATCAGTATATAGTTCTAATTTATTTGAATGATAATTAAATTGATTGTTATACGTTTCCCAATTTCTACGAGAGGTATGCATTCTACCAAACCTATCGTAATAAGATGAACCACGGAGGTTACCCTGAGATTGTAGTCTTTGAGTATCGATAGTTTGGGTACGACCCTTACCAATCCTACGGACAACAACTTGAGTGTTGAATAATTTTCCTAACCTATTAAATAGTGATTTATCTGCCATAATTTCGTCTCTAACTAAAAGTATATACTTCTACAAGTTATAAATATACAAAAAATAAATTAAAGTACCAAATTTAAAGTAACCAAGTTAAATCTTGGTCCTTTCCATGTTGGTCTTTTTGTTTCCATGGGTCTTGGCCGAGGTTACGGTTAGAATAAACACCGGTACTTGACTTACCCATATGCCCTAATGTAGTTCTCGTTAAATCCATACCCTGTTGTCTTAATTTTAATGCCGTATCACGTACCCAAAGACCGGTGGAGAATGATATCACCAAGTCATCATTATAACCACGTTGTGCTTCAGCTCTACTACCATTCCATATGAATACAAACAATTCGTCTATAAGTCTCTTAGAATGGATTATAGGGGTCCTCTCTCTCATATACATATCTAACTTAGATATTACTAATGGTCGAGTTCTACTTGTCATAGAAAATCCAGGAACCATATCCTCTTTACGTTTTAAGTCAAAACCTTTTCTGAGATGTATATCATCATCTATGTAACCTACATCTCTATATGAATAATATAGATTATCATAGTTTCTATCAATTACTTCTTGTATCACTGCCCAACCAATATTTGCGTTTTCAATCACCAACATTGCGTTGTTCCATTCCGCCGCTACCGAAGTTAACATTGCACCATATTGTTTAGTATCAATCTTACCTTTGTATTCTGCTACTTGTTCAACAGTCTCTACATCGAATACATGGAATGCTGAATAATCGGATGAGTCACCTCTTGCGACATCGGCAACTACTACATAATCACGAGAATAATTTGGATAGTCCCATAACCAATAGTTACCATCAAACCCACGTTTTTCAATTGGGTCTTTTACATACGTTTCTTCGTACCATTGTAATGTAGCACCTTCAACTACCGTATGGCCAGAACTGATAAAGTCACAATCACACTCTTGTGCTGCGCCCTTAGCTCCTAATAATTTCTCTTGTTCATCTCTCCACAATTGATTTCTCTCAGGATGTACCGTCCAATGTAATTCGGTTGGATTCCACTGGTCTCCTTGTTGACCTTGAACCCAAATCTTGTGAAACCAATTACCCACACCATTTGGAGTAGATAATACAATAGCACCACCACCGGTAGAAAGTGTAGATTGTGCCGAAGTCCAAATCTCTTCTACATTGTTAATGAATGCAGCCTCATCGATAATCAACATTGATAATGCTTCAGAACGACCAGCATCACCTGCGGCAGATGTTGCTTTAATTTGAGAACCATTTCGTAATCGTAAGGATAGTTTGTTATCTTCTTCAGTCTGACCCTTTAGCCACGTTGGTAAATTATCATGCATGAATCTTACCTTAGTAACAAGATTCTTAGCTACCTCTTGTTTGGTAGCAATTACAAGAATGTTTTTATCTTCATGAAACAACATCAACCATAGTGAATACCCGGCTGATAGTGTTGAGATACCCAACTGACGTGACTTGAGGATTACGTTGAATCGTTCCTCATTTACACTTGTCATTAAGTCTTCTTGAAATGGGTAAAGATTAAATAAAATCTTACCTCGGTGGGGGTGTTGGATATAACAATACTTCTTGAAGAAATATACTGGATCCTTAGCACACTTAACCCACTCTTCCCTGATTAGTGTTTTTATATCTTTTGGCATATCACCTATTATTTACCAAACTTCCAATACATACCAATTGTGTAAACGGGCTTGAAGTCACTATCTACACCTACCCCAATATTATATACATTACGTTTTTTTGTTTTGTATAAAAGATTACCGCTCAAGTTATATAATTGAGTTCGGTCACCATTTAACGTAGTACCCACATAGAGTTCACGTTTGTTGATGTAAACAGTATTAGTAATTGTAGTTGTTGGGATGAGTATTTCGGATTGAACATCTCTAAATGAAATTAGGTTACGTGTTATCGTATCGTTAATAGTAACATAACCTAGCGAATCTATAATAATAGTGTCAGTATAAAAGTATTTTGCGTAATAATCTTTTAATACTGATAATGTATCAATTGGTGTAGTAAATGTATCAATATTAACTACTACCTTCTCCACTACCTTTGGGATGTACTTGGTTTTTTCAATTTGTACAGTATCCCATTTTGTGACTACTTCAGTAATAACTTGTGGTTCGGTAATATCAGACCCGTTCTGACAACCACGTGTCAAAAATATAATAACTCCTAATACTACTATCAGAAGGGTCTTGATATCTCCGAAATAATTTCTCACAAATTACTTGTTGTAAAGTTCGTAAACTTTATTAATTAGATTCGTCTTGTTTAGTTTAGAATCCAAATCAACATTGTGGTCTTTTTTAGCAGCTTCAAGCATTTGTACTTTTGTCATCGAACGAAGTTTACTTTTAGTAACCTTTCCCTTAATGGCCGACATTACGTCTTTAAGTTCTTCTGCTACATCAGCAAACTCTTCTTTAACTGATTCTAGCTTTTCCTTTGCATCTGCTACTGTTTCCATGATTTGTTCATCAATGGTAGTTTTGTTCAATAATCTATTCCATAGACCGATGAACCAATTTTTAAGTTTTGTCATAATTCTCTCTTTTGTTAAACTTACTTGTTTATATAAGTATGTAACTCGGAGTTAATTAAGTTACCACTTACGACAAGACCAATATCTAGCTTTATGTCGTGGTCCAGGATTATCACAATTATGTCTTGCTCTAAATGCCTTACGTCTCGCAGGGTCATTCTTTTTGATAGACATTGTTTTACCCTTTGCAGATGTTCCACCATGTCCGAAGTTTACCTTTACAACATTTCCCTTTGGATTCTTTACGTATACTTTAAACTTCTTAACATCACCTTGCATTGGTTTACCAAGTTTTACGTCACGACCTTGATACTCTGCTTCATCAAGTGTTGGGTTTAGTGCGTAGATATCACTATTCTGCTCTTTATGTAAATTTAACATCTGAGAGTATTCTTTCATAAAGTTTATGAAATCAGTCGTCTCTTCAATAGTATCAACATCATACTCATCGATTACTTCATCACCTTCGGTTTTTCTCTTCTTAGAGTATAAGTAATCTTTGTATAATTGTTCGTAGTCAGCACCATCTTTTTCATAATCTGATAACGCTTCAGTTGATACTGATTCCTTGTACAATTTAAACATCGAATCTCTGAACTTAGTATTACTAAGGTCTGACTGATATTTTTTGATAAGTGATTGTGCTTTACTTAGGTTTTTCTTTGATACGATATAGTGTGTTCCTTTACCTCTATATTTTTCAAAGGAATACCACATATTACTTTCAAGACCCTTATCAACGACTTTACCATCTTTGTCAAGTATCATATATAATCCACTTGAATATGTAGCTTCATTTTTAAATGATGATACATATGGGTTGTCAATGACCTTACCCAGCTCAGGAGTAAAACCATACTTATCTTCCATAAAGTCTTTTACGTTATGGTATTCTTCTCTGATTAATTCCTTGAGTTGTGTTTTAGTCATCTTACTTTACCTTTTTAGCCAATGAGTAAAAGTCAATGTTGAATCTAAAACCAGCACCATCGTAATCTCTATCCACTTCAACTGGAACTTTAAGTTGTTTCTCAAGTGTCTTTCTCAATTCTTCTTTCACATCAACATTATTTTCAATTGCATCTTGAAGACCATCTAAGTCATTACCACTTGCAGCGATTAGGGTCAATCCCTTTGAGTCACCCATCACTTTGAAGTTTACTGAGTCTTTACCCAATCTTACTTTTGCTTCTTTGATGATACCTTCACCGAATTGTTTAACCATCTTCTTTTGAACTGGGTTATTAGGTTTACCTGCGATTGCAGATACTAACTTCATTCTATCAGCAAGTTTACCTTTCTTAACGAATTGGTATACTTTCTCAATGTCTAATTTGTTATCATCAACAAACTTTTGGATAGCATCTTTATTCACACCGGTCAAACCACCAATTTCCACAGCAGTTCTTGTTGCAGCTTCATTTACCTTTACACCAACGGGTTTATTAGACTTTACAATCATTCCCTTACCACCATCTTTCTCAACCGATTTTAAGAATTTCTTAGCATCAGCTTCTTTTGCATATACAGCTGAAGATGGTTTTACACTTCTATTGGGTAAATCTTTTTTGACCTTAAACATCACTACAAATACTTTATCCTTAGCTTCGTTTACTGATTCGTCTACTTTATACTTGTAGATTACATCACTTCTATCTCTTAACTTAGTTTTGTTATTTTGTAAATCATAGCTAGGGTTTGCAGTAGTTGCTTTAGCAAACTTACCATTCTTTAAATAAAATGCACCAATACGAGAATTGTTATCATCAGTTACATAGAATGTTGCGTTTTTCTTTTGCTTTGATAATTTAATGATATCAGTAAGGTTTTTAGCTTTAATGAATTTACCATAACCTTCGTTTACTGATTCCTTCACATATTTCTTCCAATCTTTGTGGTCAGGTGCAACTGCCGAGAACTGCATATTTTTTTTCAAATCTTTATTTTGCTCTTTATTATCTGGATGGGCAATTCTTGATGCAAATTTGTTTTTAATATCCACATAGAAATGTTGATTGAAGTAATTGATAATGTAAGCACCCTTCTGACCTTTGATTGTATCATATTCGTTATGAAGTAATACACCAGGAACTTTTAATCCGACTCCATAATGACCTGATACATATTTGATTGGGGTGTCTTTACTCAACTTATAGTAAGCATGCCCTTTACTTGGACTTACCATACCTTCGTTTACTGATTCAGTCTTCCAACCACCACCAGCTTTTTTGTATTGTTTTGAAGCCCAACCATTTGCATATGCTGATGGGTATACGTCAAACTTCTTCTTTGCTTGTGCTTTATAGTAAGCCCATTTAGATGGGTTAGTTGGTACATTCTTCTCGTCTAACTTTTCACCCTCTTCAACTAATGACTCTTCAATTGATTCTTTTAGTGACATCAATCTATTTCCGAATGAACCACCAATTGACATACTTAGGTAAAATGCAAATGCGTCAATGATATCATGACCATCCCACTTTGCAGCTTTAGCAATAGCAATACCCTTACTTTCAATCACATCTTCCATTGGTGTACCAATGTATTTCTTACCTGCTTTTGGAAAGTATTTACCTAATTGTTTTGCTTCACTATGAAAGTTAGCGTCAGTTAAGGCGCCTCTCATAATCAGCATAACCGATTCTTGATGTTCTGGCGAATTCTTTTTTTCATCTTTTAGATAATCATCTAAAAACTTCTTAACCGATTTATTTAGTTTAGTATTCATAATACCCCTTAGTTGATGTATGCGTTTAGTTCATAACCCTTCTTCATACCATATACTTGGATTTGAAGAGACTTACGTTGTGGTTTACCACCTTTAAGTAATCTAATTGTGAACTCAGTAGTTTTACCTTCACTTGGTCTTGAGCGTTTGTTACGACCACCCATTACAATCTGAGACTGCCAATCGTCTTCATCGATTTCGAATCCACGTTTTTCAGCAAGCTTCCTTGCTTCTTCAGATGCTGCAGTAAATGATTTGTGATATATCTTGTAATCACTCTCGTTTAGTAATTGTTTTAACTTAATCATATCTTATGCCCCAGTCTTTGAGTTTGTTGGTTTTTTTCCTTTAGTCCGATTTCCACCTTTTTTTGAATCGCCACTCTTCTTTTGAGCACGTCTCTTTCTATTCACGAAAGTTGCTCTACCCTTTGGTCCAAGTTTTGCAGCCTTTTCTTTTGATAAACATGCAGCGTATGCACCACCCTCTTTACCATCACCACATTTACCTAACTTCTTACCATCAGAACTATATCTATCCCATCCACCACCATCTGATGAACCAGTCTTACCTTTACCAAACCACTTACGTAAATCTTCAGTCATTACACCTTCAGTACATAGTCGTTCGTAAACATCGGAAATGGTATACTCCATAGCTAATGTATGAGGTATACCATCTTCGGTGTAGAATTTATATGTTTCTTTAATAAATGTTTTCAATTTATTTCTCCAATTTTTGGATAAAGGTTTCTTTAAAATTTTGAAACTCAGTTTCTATCTTTTCTTCAATCTCTTCCCATGAACCACCATCCCAATCTTCAAGTGACCCATCTTCATTCACAAACCTAGCTTTCATAGCTAACTTTATAGTATCCTTTTCCAACTCAGCTTGGGCTAACCAAGCTTTTGCGTTTTCTAGCTTCTTTTTACGTTCATACTCACTATACGTACCATCAATTTTCATTTGATGTTCCATACTAATAACACAATTTAGACACATACCATGAATGGCCTGCATCTTAATATCGTTACGAGTTGGATTCGTATGCGATGTACACGTATCTTTTTTACAATTAGGAAAGTCCTTGAGTGTGTTTCTCAATTCCGAAAGTTTACCAAGTTTTACTTTGTATCCTTTCTTCTGCTCCCATGTATTTCCATCATCATCAATCCACTGGTCACCAACTTCTCGTTTGACGAACTCTTTATGTGCATCAAATGCCACCGTGTTCTTTGTTTGTGTTCGGTGGTTTCCAGCAATCATTTCTTTGACTGCCTTGATGTTGTTTAATTTTGACATAACTTTTTATATATAACTTTTATTACTATAAGTATGTTAAAAATACATTAAACCAAGGATTTGGTTGAGTGATGCAAATGTACCTGTAAGTTTCATGGTGTATCCTTTATATGCGAATACCAATCCCTCATTTGGAACAATCTTATCTCTACCACCTACGGCTTTTAGTCTTTCTAATTCTAATTTTAATTTTTCAATCTTTTTTGGGTCGCCCGATTTCCTAACGTCTTTGATGGTTTGGTCGAGTCGTTTTTGCATTGCACGAAGAGCTTTGTCTGGATTTACAGTTAAAGCTGATGACATAAAGGATAATACCTCGGCACCTACACCTAAGAATATATCTTCAAACTTACGTATGTTTTGTTTGGATATTTTAATTTGGTCTATTTTATCAGTCTTCTTTGCCCAATCTAATGTTTTAGAATCAGAAATGTTTTTCTTATCCAAACGGAATCCCTTATCATAAAATGCCCAACGTTTAACAAGACCCATTTTGGTTTTGTTGTCTAATGAAGATGGTGAGTTTTTATCAACATACTGTTCCCACCAACGTTGATGGTATTCAGCTACACCATCACTATCTTTAAGTTTAAATTCTTTTTGAACTTTAGATAATTGACTAAAGAACTTTGATTTCATTTTTGATAGTTCTTGATTCTTTGGGAGAGTTACAACCGGAGGGCCTTGTATTGTATATGCATCTTGTACATCCGCATTTACTTGTTTAATCATACCGGCTAAGATTCTTGCATCAGAGGTGTCTGCTCCAATAGCTTCACCTTTTTCGTTGTATTCCATAGTTCCATGAAATACTAATAGGGGTTGACCATATGGTACTACGTTTACTGACTCCGGCCAGATGACTTCGATGTTCATAAACTTTGAACCATTCTTGAAGACTTTTTCTTTTTGTGCTTTTGATAGTTTTGAAATCGCAGATTCCAAATCTCTCATAGCGAAATTATACGCATCGGTCAAACCACCTCTATTAGCAAATTTATCTGAAACACCCTTAATGTCTAATGCATTAAGTCCTTTATCTTTTAGATGTGATTTATTTCTTGCAGCGATGATACCTTTGTCACTTCTATATGATATAGCAAGTGCTTGTCCATCGGTTTTTTCTCGTGTAAATTCTAACTTACCATTTAGAGCGTTATCTATTATTATTTTTAAATCACCAAATGTAAGGCCTAACTCAATATCAAATGGGTGATTCATATGACCATATGCACCACCTTCATTAAGAATACCTTCTTTTAGATTATTTTTTTTATCTTTAGTTTTTTCATTATCAATTTTAGAAGTAAGATTTTCAATATCCTTTGGTTCAGCAAACTTAACGAATTCCATACCCAAACGAAGGGCAACTTTCTTAATATGTTTAGCCCACTTTTTATATCCCGGTCTGCCGGTTACATCCGTTCCATATCTCATTTTCTGACCATCCATGGTATCACCACTTGGAAAAAATGATACCGGATATCTACCAGACCCATTAGGGTATGATGTATCAAATGACTCCATGGAATCATCATCCATTAGGTATGATATAATTTGCCAGCCTAATGTAGAAGTTACATCATTCATCTCTTTCTTAAAAGTTTTCATATTACCATAGAAAGCGCCAGGACCATCATCTACTATACCCTTACCACTTGGTGGTAATGATGAAGCTTCGGATAACATTTCATTAATATCAAATGTTTGTAAGAACGATTCCATTACGGATTCTACTTTTATTAAACGACCTGAAACTAAATCATAAATCTTTTGGTTGAACTTTGGGTATACTGACTTGAAAAACTTAATACGAGATTTCTCATCCGAATCAGACATACCCTTACGTACTTGAGTACCAGATATTCCGTTTCCTTGTGATGGTGCTACATAAACGTAACCGACATCAGCATAACCCTTTTCTACCTTACCCTTATATGGTTCAAAGTATTTACCACCCAATCTACTCTTGTCCTTCTCACCAACTACTGTGATAAATGCAGTAGTCTCTTCTGAAAATGATTGTAGAATCTCTTTTGGTGAATATGGGTTTTTTACCTTTACTATTTTATTTTTGGGAATACCAAACATAGTAGTCATTATCTTAACTTTCTCTTTGAAAGTGAATGGTGACTTTGGTAATTGTACCTTATCAGACGTACCTATATACACATTATCTTTACCAAACTTTTTAACTAAGTGTTGGTATGTTGCGTTATGGCCAGAATGGAATGGATGAAACCTACCTACGTAAGTTACCACTGTTTTTTTAATGTCTTCGGTAAGGATTGATTCCGTTACCCATTCGTTTATTAATTTTCCCATACTAATAAGTATCCTAAATTATTTTTAAATTCCAATTATGGAAGACCAAACCCACCATTGTTCGGTTGAACTGGAAGTGCCTCAAATGTACTAGCTAATCCACGTGATGTCCAAACTGATATATTTTTTATTTTAACTCTTGAAGTTCCTGTTGTTGTTATGAGGTTCTGAACATATGGTTGTAGTTCAAGTTTAAATAATTGTGTTTGATATTTTTCGTGATTATATGTACTTAACCCATCGGTGTAATTATCAATTTCAAACGTAAAAGCGTCAGGACCAATATTCGATTCCGATGCAGAATAGGGTGTATTTGTGCCAGTAGTTCCAAATACAGCCATACCTTGATTAGTACGTAACGATTGCCAATTATCATAATAAGTGTCAGCAGAATTATCAGAGCCTGATATTGCAGTGTATAACGAACCTTGAAATCCACCTATCGCTTTTCCAGTGCCATGTTTTTCGAATAACCCCTGAAATGAAATATTAACACGCGTTTCGTGTCTAAACCCCTGCCATATAATTGTAATTTTATCAGATGATACTGTTTTTCCTGAATTACTATTTGAGTTTTGGAGTATATGCTCATCGGAACTCATGTATAGTTGTCTACCAACATTCTTAGCATCAATTATACCCTTAGTGGTGTCAAGGACTTCGTACAACTGACTACCAACTGTTGTGGTTAAACGTACTGCTGATCCTGTAATATGCCCATTATTCTTTAGAATTAATGCTGAATTAGATGATGATATCTGATTACTTCCTATTTCAAAACCACCGACTATTCCGTTGTTAAATAATACATTAGAGCCGGTAATTTCACCATTCGATTTTAAAACTAAATCGCCATTTGATGATGATATAATATTAGACCCTAATTCAAATCCACCAATAGTGCCACCATCGAATAACACATTAGAGCCAGTAATATCACCAGCAGAATTTACTTTGAAGTTTGTTGAGTTTAAAGTAAAGTCTTCTACGTCAATCACAACATCACTACCACTTAATAATGCAGCTGAACCGGTTATCTGACCATTACTTCTTAAAATAAGATTATTGTTTGATGATGATATTGTAGTGGCGTTTATACCAAACCCACCGATTTCACCAAAGGTTGCAATGATACCACCTTGAAGGAATACATTATCAGTAGCTAAACCAAAACCAGGAGTATTATTACCCAATACCATATTACTACCGGCTAACCCACTAAGGTCACCCAAACGTGCTTTAAGGTCTACATCATATAAACCACTACCCGTTCTTTCTACAATATCAATATATGGTGTAGATGGGTCATTTGGATTCGCGTTAATTCTAATGTAACCACTTCCGATTTTACCAGTAGATACCACCACCTGACCAGTATCGTATTCTTGTGCTACCGATGCAATATCCCCAAGTGAGGCAGTATCTCCGGTCGTACCACTACCATATGAACGTGTAACGTCTAATATACCTGTTAGGTCGGTATCACTACTACCATCCAATCGTGTTGAACTATGTACTCTAACGTACTCAGTTGTAAATCCAGTATTATTTACTTTTTTTAAAGTTAGTATTTCACCTTCTGCGAAGCCTGTTACATTTTCTACTATAAATCTACTTGAAGATGGTGATATGTTATCGTAAATAAATTGTGTTGTTGTAGTTGTACCAGCGCTTATAGTTCGTGTGTCGGATAATGATTGTGAATAGTTACCAGATGCGCCTACAAACGACGCGCTGGTATTTGGTTTATGTGATGATGTGTCTATTTTTAGTTGTGTATCACTAACACGTTCGAGGATATCGAACGTATGACTACCACCACCATCGTCAAATGTAATCTCACCATCATCTACAATTGAAGCTGGCCAAATTCCAACTTTCTTATAAACAATATTAGTTGCTTGGTGTTCAGTTACACTCGTAGAGTTTGTAAATGATAATGCGAATTCTAAAGTTTGACCACTATAAGCTCCGTTAAATGTAACTCCAGGTTCAAGTGTAATTTCAGTTGGAGGGCCTAAAGAGGTCAACGTAGCGGTGGCTGTATCACTACTATTACTAAATACGATTGCCCCATTCATTTCCGTAATAGTACATACTTCATCTACAAAATGGTCTTCTTGGCCCGTGGGTGGTAATGGCGTTTGTACAACAAAGTCAGTGTATTCAAAGGTACTCTGACCATTAATAACACCAGTCCGATTTAAGAACGATGCTGAATATGGTATTGTTGTACTTACTGTAACTTCTTCACTTGCCGAGACTTGTGAACCAAATGCGTTACTTGAACTATAATACAAAAATGCAGTACCACCATTTGCGAAGATTGGTGTATCAATAGTAAACTTTGTGGAATCTTCAACAGATACTAATTGATATGGAGTAAATTGTGGAAATTCAATCTTATCCGTACTATTATCACCAAACTCAGTTGGTAGTGATGTAGACGATGTTACCCCACTCGAAGGTACTGGCGTTATACTTGAACTATATGACCCACTCAAAGTAGTAGAATTAGCAACATATAGTTGACCACCTACTGCGTTTACACTTTCCTTCTCAAAGGTTGTAGTTGCAAGAGTACCACGAATCTTAACATTAGCGAATTCAGCTATACCAGTCTCATCAATTAACCACCCTTTAGTATCTGATATGTAATCTCTCGTTTTTATCTTACCTGTTGAATTTATCTCTAAATTATCACTAAAGATTGAACCAGTGTCTACGTTCCAACCACCAATACTTGCGGATACAAATCGAGCGAACCCATCTTGTGTTATAGATGAACTTGCATTTAAGTCGGTGGATTGATTACCACCAATTGTTGCAGGAGTACGAATATTGTTTGCTGATAAGTCTGCTTCTATAATAGCGTCAGCACCAATTACTAATCGGTCATTCTTGGGGTCTAAGTGAAATAGTGAAGAACTGATTTCTATATTAGAATCAGACCCACTTATAAATTGAGTGTTGGTTGTACCAATAAAAAACTTATCAGTTTTGACATCCAACAACCCACCATCGGCTGTTGTAAATATTAAGTGTCTATCGTCATTGTCACCAACAAACTGCATACCAACACCACGTAGTACATCACTACCCATTTGTAATGCGTTACTACCACTATATAGTATGAATCCACCAGGTCCTTTACCTTCCGATGCCGAAATTTGGCCATCATATCCTACTGATTTTAGAAAACCACTTGAATGACCGCCTATTTCTAAACCACTACCAATAGCATTTGATACGAATATAGAACCAGTAATTATGGATTCTGACCCACCTATATAAACGTTACCACCCTCAAATATAATACCTTCAATTAATATTTCAGTATTAGATACATTACCATTCTTATTTAAGAATTGAATCTTTAAAGTTTTAGGGTCGTTTAATTGTTCGGTTGGTATTACAACTTTATATGAAATATCAGGTTCGTTTGGAACGTCAGTATTTGATATTATCTCAAAATCAGAGTTTGGTAACCCTTGTGATTTAATCAAGGTATTTACAGAGCTAATTCTACCCGATACCGGATTTACATTTGATAATGTAATATTTGCAACTGCTACTTGATTTTGAGTTGTATTTAACGAACCAGTTGACTGATATCGTATTGTACCGGTTATAGTGTCGTTGGAATATTCATATGTATGAATTGAACCATCACTACGATTATCGCTTGATGTAATTGGTAACCCAACTCTAAATATATTGTTTGTTATAACTTCAGTAATACTTGAAGTAACGTGTGTCGGTTGTGGTTGGCCGCCAGTCAATCGTGGAAATAAAGTGGTAGATGATAAATCTAATTCAAGAGTACCACCCAGCATTTCACCATTTATTATGGGTGTAGATACCTCAAACGAAACATCGTCACCATATATAGACTTCTTGTAAGTAAACTCACCATTTACTGAAACCTTTGATAGTACACCATTTGTTTGGGGTAGTTCTGTAAATGAATCAACTGAGGCTGACACCTCTCCATTCGGAGTATCTACGAAAACAATATCAGATATTGATTTTTGATTTTTTACAACATTTACTTCACGAGTGTATCTGATAGGACCTTCCGTGGTATTTGCTACGATTGTTACCGTACATATTCCATCAGGAGTATGATACCTATCGTTATCGTCAGAGTAAACCCAAACAGTAATCAGTTGAGATTTATCGTCATCCTTATACTTGGGAGCTTCCCAATATATCGTATTGCCATTACTATCCAATACCTCAACGTCAATTTGAGTATTAGTAACAATCGAGCGTGGTTGTGGTTTTATTCTAAACGAGTTCTTACCCTCTCCAAAAAATTCTGGAAAGTTTCTGATACCAAATACCCTAACTGCCTCTTTATCATCTAAATCAAGAGCGTTTGATATTTTACTTAAAAATTGCTTAGACCTTCGTTTTAGTTCTAATCCCATTAACGGACTCCATTACTTTCTTATAAATATGACACCTTAGAGAATCCCCTAACTTTATTTATATCAATTATTTGGTCAACCATATCTCTAGTCTTATCAATGTGTGATATTGTTATGATAAAATCAAATTGTGTCTTTAGGTAGTCAAATAATAAATATAAAGAATTAAAGTTATCCGTGTCTAATGAACCAAATCCCTCATCAATAGCAATGAAGTTTGGTCTTGGTAGATTCGATACATTAATCAATGCGGTTCTAATTGCAATTGACGATATGAACTTTTCCATACCACTTGTAAGTTCTAATGGCCAATATTCCTCAGTACCATATGCAATGTATGAGTTGATATTCTTACCATCAGTATTTAGTAGTACTTGAAAGTCTACTATTGGTTGTAGTATGTTGTTAATCTCAACCTCTAACTTAGGTAAGACATCTGAAATAAGATTATATGGTATACCATCTCTCTTTACACATTTAAGATAATATTCATAACCATCAAAACGAACTTCCATATCACGAAGTTTATCGATTGACGTATTTACCATATCTATTGTTTTTTCGGCTAACTTAATATCCGAATTAACATCCATAATCTCGGTGGTAATATCACGAATCTCATCTTTAAGTTTATCTCGTGTGATTTTAAAAGATTTTACCTTTTCTTGTATTTGAGCATTATGGGTTACAGCTTCTTGTTGATTTTTAGCACGAGTTACCTTTTCTTTTAAAGATTCCATCTCTAAGGTCATATTATCAACACGAAGAATACACCCATCATACTCAGATTCATACTTACTTAACTCACTATGTAACTCTTTAGAATCTAATACTAACTCATTATATACTTTTAGTTTAGCTGATACATCATGGGTATCTCGTTCAGTCATTACATCTAACCTACTTGAAACTAACGTTGAGTATTCTTTACCTAATCGTTCTAACCCAACCTCAAGTGTTTGTGCTTGTTTAGCAAACGGAGTGTTTTGATTTTTTACACAATGTTCACAAGTTTCATCAAAGGTCAATGACCCAATACCATCTAAGTGTTTTTTTGAATGAACCATTTCTGATTCTAATTTGGTTAACTCAACACCCATCTGATTAAATTTATTATCGAGTATCTTGTATTGTTTATCTGACTCAATTAATTCACTCTCGTTAAACTTAGATAGTTTAGACTGAATATTCTTTATATCAGTATTTGTTTTTTTAATAGATACCGATACCCCATCACATGACATTTGTTGTTTGTTAATGTACTCTTGTTGTAGTTCGAGCTTATCTTCTAAATCAGAAACATCACCTAAATCTTCAACAGGCTTGAGTGCGCCCATTTCAAATTCTATTTTAATGTTTGTGTTATCACATTTTGTCTCCAACTCCGAACGTCTATCTTGTAGGTCGGTCAATGAGCCAGTAATTGATGTCAATGTATCTTCTGCCTCTGCAAGTTGTGTTGGTAGGTCTTGGTTTTTGTAATCTTTTAAAAGAGCTGATAATTCTTTAATCTCCTCACTTGCGATTTGGTATAACCCTTCAAAGACATCCATGTCCAAGAATTGGGCGAGGAGTTCTTTTCGTTCCTTCTGAGACTTTTCGATGAACCCACTATTGTTCGATTGGGTTGACATGGCTGTAAGGATGAAATCCTCGTATGTTCCAACATATTCTCTTATATTTACATTTGTATCTCTACGCTGTTCACCATTTAAAGATTCTTTCTGACCATCTATAATTCTATAAAAGTCAGTATTAACCTTCACAGTACCACGCTTTGGTGATTTTTTTGCGGTACGTTCAATTGTATAATCAACACCATTTAATTCAAAAGTAAATGAACAATTAAATGACATCTTAGAATAGTTCATAACGTCTTCTGCTTTAGAAGTACGAGAACATTTATCGAATATACAAAATGAAAGAGCATCCCATAAGGTTGATTTACCACTTGCGTTTGGAGCAAAGATACCATATGCTCCTTTCATTTGACTAAAGTCTACAACATTGTTAGGACCATACGAGAACATATTCGAGAATTCAAACTTCTTTGGTATCCAAGTGGTGTTGGTAATTGCTCGGTGGATTCCCAACTTTGAGTTGATGTCGTTATTAATACCTTTAACAACTTCAAGTTGCTGTTCGGTGAGGTGTTCGTTTTCATTTAAGAAATCTTCAATCAATTTATTTTGGAAAGCAGTATCACGTACATTCTGAAGAACAATCTTTTCACTATCACTACCACTTTTACGAGTAATTACTTTTTGTATCGTTAATTCTTGAACCTGCCTACCCTTCTTTAAGTCTGCTATAATCTTGTTTAGTTCAGATGCCTTAGTATCTTTTACACGAACTCTCATTCGTGGTTTTTGAGGAATTGGCATACTTGATACAATCTTACCCTCTTCAATATCAACGGTTACATAACCATAGTCATTTGGAATTCTTACAAACTCACTTGTACGAGTTAGAACATCCCAAACTAAAATACCATGGTCTGGATATTTTGCCTCACCATGATTCTGAACTATAAGTGAACCTGCGTACTTTATTGTATCAACACCTTGAACTGCATTATTTGGTTTATGGATATCACCCAACATCACCATATCATACCCATCAAAGTTTCCTACATTGATGTTCTTATTCTCGATAGCAAATCCATGTTCAGTCTCAATCTTATCAACCGGTCCATGAAATACTGCAATCTTAGTATCACCTTTGTAATCAACCGATGGTGGAAATCCTGGAGACTTATCCCAAACTGATTGGTGTACTATTGTGAGGTCACCCAATGACCAAGCACCTGTATCTTTTAGGTAGAATAGGTTTGGGTGTTTCAATGCGTTAATAATTGGTGACAATGCATCCAACCTTGACGTGTTGTTTAGATTAGCATCGTGATTACCAGGAATGACAATTGTTGGTAGTAAGTCTGCTAATCGAGTAAAGAACTCTTGAGTCAAGTCTACCACTTCGGGTGACATATCAGTCTTAGCATGAACAATATCACCTGCAATGTATATGATGTCATTTTCATCCATTGTGGATAGAATATATCCATAAAGTTGGGAAAATACATCACGATACTCTTTGTGTCGCTTGAGGTTTCTTATATGTACATCTGCGATATGATAAACTTTGTTTACCTTTTCTATACCGACTTTAATTTTTTTGAGTCGTTTCATACTCTATATAGTTCATACTCAACCAACTTTCTAAGGTCCATTGGTGGAGTATTATAAATTAATTCATTAACATTTTCATAGCCCATATCTGATGGGTCTTGGTCACCTAAGTCTACAAGGTGAGTCTCAATTCCATACGACATAAACTTCTTTGTAAGACGCAGAGCATTCTTTATAGCATCTGAATCTAATACAATATACAACTTTTTTACTTTATTTCCAATTATTTTCTTCTCTAATTCAGATTGTATAGCTTTACCAAATAATGGTATTGCGTTTCTTCGTATTGATAATGCATCAAATGCACCTTCACATAACACCAGTGGTGTATCCCAATTGATAAGTAATTCAAAACCCACAATGTCCTTAGATACCTTTGGGTTTTTATGTTTGTATTGAGTCTGATAGAATGACCTACCAACAAAGAAGTTTAATTTACCACGTTCATCATACGATGGAATTATAATCTTATCTCTATATTCACCCTCATCACAAAACCCAATATTATACTTTACAATGTCTTCAGGCCTAACACCACGACCTAACAAATAGTTTAGTGCGTGTTTCCGTTTGTAAGAGTTTGATGGGTTATAAAGTGGTTGGAATTCTTTGGGAAGCTCTACTTGCTCTACAACGTCTACATTATCGTATTCACTTCTATAACGATTTACCTTACTGAATATCGAGTTGTACTCATCCCAAGTTGACTTGGATACGCGAAGTTTCTTGAAGAGTGTCTTGATACTTCTACCCTTCTCATCAGAAATCCAACAATGCCACGGGTTGTTTCCTTTAGAATTAATTCGTATATTAATCTCTAACTTTGGTTTGTAATGGTCAACAAATGGTGAATAGAATGCATAATTATCCCCACTCGTTTTCTTGGATGACCCAAGTACGGACTCTAATAATTCAAGTAGTCTTTCTTCCATAACTACTAATATACGAAATTATTTTGAATAATCAAAGAAATCAGCGGAAGGTTTTTCATCAATCCACTCTTGGGGTATTTCTTTCTTGGCCCATTTGAATCCATTCTTCTCACACCATTGTGCGTAAGTGGTCTTTGAACCTTTGTAAATTTTACCATTGGGAGATTGTAAAACGAATCGTAAATCAACGTTAGGATTTTGCTCTTTGATTAAAAGATGTTTCTTCCTATCATCGGGCAAGAACCACCCCTTCGACTCTATGAATATACCATTAGGTAATCTAAAGTCTGGTTTGTAAGTATGATTAGTTGCTGGAATTGTATATCCGAATTCATGCTTCTCGTACTCACCATCAATACCTTGTAATTTAAGTTGCTCATCTATACGAGTCTCCAAACCACTTTTATGACCCTTCATCTTTTGGATGTGGGACCAATTTCCTTTTGCCATAACTTTTTAGTCTATATCAAATTTAACGTTGATTGTCACGTCAACGTCTTGTCTCTTTTTCAATGGTGAACCTAACTTTGCTATTGCTAATAAGTCACCAGTGTCGTTATATAATCCAAGCTGAGTAATGTATGGTCTAAAGTCTGAACCTGTGACCATATTTATTAATCGGTTATCATCAGCGGTGCCGCCAACTCGAAGCGATGGGTTTGATGACACATTGTATTCGTTTCTATTTATCTCACATAATACAGAAACTTCTTCGATTGTTTTAGTAGACCTATACTTTAATTCATAATCACGATTTGTATAATCACCATTGTTATTTCCTAAAAATATATTCTGATATCTATACCTTGGGTCTGACGTAATAATCATACCTTGTTTATAAAATACATAACCCACTTCTTTTCTTTGTAGAGCAGACCCACTTGGAGAAGTATCTGCTAGCGATATTATATTATCATCAGTTAATGCGGTTTTTGATATTCTAAATTGTGATATAGAACCACTAAAGTTTGCTTCAGTATTTTCAACATCACGACTGCCTATAAGTATATCCCTATCATTGTTTACATTTGTCTTAAACGAATAAGATGCTGATGTGTCAACAATACCATCAACGTATAAGTAGATGAGGTCGTCTTTTTTATTGAGTACATATTTGTGATGTGTTCCATCAGCGTATGCTGTGGATGAGGAAAAGTTCATTGTAATATTACCATCTGAGGCTTTTACAAATATATGACCAGGACTTGTTGGGTGGTTTTCTGAGTAGAATGATATGTCAAATGGGTACTGACCAGACCCATCGGCTTTTGTGGTCTCCAATCCATCATCACCTATGGTGGATAGTGTATTTCGTTTTTGAACTAAGCTAAACTCTCGTCTACCTGCAATTGATTGTGATGGTGGGATGGTTGCTCCAAATGAAACTGCCCAATCATCATTTTTATTTAATATATTAAAATGACTTTGATGTTTGATTTGAATACTACGTGTTTGTTCAAAGTTATATGTGTTACCAATACCAGATACCGGATTTGACGAGATAGCCGAATCACTGCCAGCTGCAATAGAATCTCCATCGGATGGTGGGTCTGATGATAATGATATTGCACCACCACCTAAAGTTAGGTTTAATGTTACTCCAGGCTCAATTTGGTGAATACCATCAACTCGTATAGACCCATTTACCATAGATACTGACAATGATGTATTGCCAGAACTATATACAGAACCATTACTTGCGGCTGTATAACCAGTACCACCAATTGTATAGGTTAAGTCGGTGAAGTTGTCAAAGTAGTAATCTGAATTTGGGTGAACGTAAAATGTCAGATATAATATAGTACCATTGATACCATTTGATACCTCTTTGGTTACTATCGCAGATGTAAAAGGGCTTGCTCCACTTGTAACTTTGGTATTAGCTGAATCATTTGTTATGTTTATTTTAAATACACCCATTACACAATTCTATTTACAAAGTTAGATTTATCACTTGTGTCTGATTCAAAATCCAAATAAACTAAAGTATCGGTTGACTTAATATATGACGATCCAGTTTGTTCACTTGCGATTAGTAATCCATATTCATCATCAACTTTTTGGTCATAAAGTCGTATAGCCGATGCTGGGTAATTTGAGTTGTCAATAATAGAAATAGAACCCGGCTTTATACCATCACCAAATTTATTTTGTGGAATCGATACTATTGAAGCTGTATCGTATAGTTTAATATCAGTTCTTCTTTTAAAGAATGTGGAGTTTATTGAATTCCATACAATATATTGTGGTATAGAATTTAATTCATCAGTTACACCATGAGATGATGTCAAAAATGTATCTACACCAATTTCACCCGACACTGACGTTGATACTTCGGTTAATGTACCATTATCCGAAATACCCCTAAGTACAGAAATCTCAAAAGATGATGAGTGGTTTACATTCGTAACTTCATATCTTTTATGAGCTTTAAATGGTCTTCTCTGAATACCACCATTGAATATTTTTTTTAATGCTATTCCCATGAGTGACCATCGTTAAAAGTCTAGCTTAACCTTAATCAGAATTTCATTAGAGAATGATTTCAATAAAGGTTTAGATAACTTTGCAATTGCTAAAAGTTCATTGTCATTGTTATACAACCCAACTGAAGTAATGTATGACTTAGGGTCACCTACAAATGTTTGTTGTCTTAACTTACCAACTGAACCCGTAACATACGATGGGTTGTTTGAGTAATTATATTCACCATTTTTAGCTCTAACAAAGAAGAATGTTGATTTAACTTCTTCTTCACTTCTAGCTTGGAATCCGTTTGCTGGATTCTCAAATGCAGCTCCACTAATTGCTGTAAACAATTTATTATGGTTTTGTGCATCAGTGTTAGTTGTTCTGATAGTACCAAATGATGCTGAAGCGTCTAATGCTGCGGCTGATAATACAATTACACCAAATTGAGGATATACTTCTCCAAAGACCTCATCCTCGGTAAGTACACCATCAGTTAAAGAACCCGATACGATGTTGTATTTATTTTTGTTTGAGTTTCCTAATTGATTAGTGTCACCACTATTATCAATAAGTCTAAGGGTCTCACCATTAGAACCCGATAATACAAGTTCCCAATTTCCAGGATCTAATTTATCTTTAATTCTGGCTCTATTAATTGTTAGGATGTAAACGTCATCTTGAGTTACATCGTTAAATGTAAATCGTGTTTGGTTAGATGGTAACAATACTTGTTGAAATTGTGAGTACATTGCGTTTGATGGTGAATCTTCATTAGAACCATCATTAGATGAACCACTACCAGCGTAGTGCCCATATGCAACTGAGAACTGAGATTCTTTCGTTGAATCCGTTGGGTCTCCATTATATATCTCATGGTAGTATTGTTTTTGAGTATCCGATTGAAACGATGAGGTAGCGAATGTTATTAGTTCACCGACCTTACCACTCCATAAACCACGTGTGATTCTTTGTGTATTTCCCTCTACAATGTCTTCGACAGTAAAAGCAGTATATACTTTACCACTACCATAATCATATGCACCTGCAGGGATTACCGGAGTTTGGTTTTCTACTGTATCTATTGCTTGAATTTGAGCAAGAGTTTCTGCTTGAGCAAGACCAGGAAGATTTCCCCTACTAATAGAAGGTCTTTGAGAACCACCCCTATTACCACCTGATGTACCGCTTGGGCCAGCAGATGGTCCTTGGTTTCCGCGGTTGCCACCACCTCCACCACCTGTATTACCTATCGATTGTACTGCCATTTTATTATCCTATTTTTTAAGCTAAATTATTATTTACAACCACTACTGCTGTTTGTGCGTCAGTCACCGGATTAACAGTTATGTCAATCTCAGTTCTACCACCAGTTTCATTACCTATGATAACTACACGAGTTGAAATTGCGGTATCGTTTGGTAGATTAGCCGCCGATTGGAATGTAAATTGATTTTTACCCACAACAGTTTGTGATTGATTGGTATTGTATGTACCAACATTTATGATTGGAGTTATGTTTCCAGGAACACCAGCATTACCACTAATACTACCAGCATCTTTGTTAAGTAGAATTGCTGTATAACCTAAGTTTTCGTTACCACCATTTTTAGTTACCACCGACATGATAGTATTGTTTACACCTTCATCTAAAGTGATAGTTGATGGTGACACTGATATAAATGGTAACCTTGTGGTCGTTTTTGGTAATGAAAGTAATTTGTATTTCATTGCATAGTTTTCATCAGTGATTGCCTCTATTACAGGCATATTCTCAATGATGATACCATAGTAGTCAGAACCCAACGAGTGTGCTGGATTCCATAGTTCGTAATCAACCTCATCATCCGCTAATGCGAATTGGGTGATTTGGAACTTGTCACGTCCCTCTGCTAATAACTCTCTACCCTTTTTGGTCAGAATAGCGTCTACTGTTACTGATGAATTGTCTAAAAATCCCATGTTCTCTTTCCTATTATTTGTATATAAATATGGTTTTTTATTTTATTTAACCATATCATCTCCGATTAAACCTTTTTAGTATACCTTTTAGTAATTTATTTTCTGTATTTTCTTTAAATCTAAACTTAGGTTTTGGCAATTTCACTACAAATGGTAGTGGTTTTAACGATTGCCTTTCAAGGTCAGCGGATGGTAATTGTCGTTTTAGTTTATCGTTTTCTTTTTTAACCGAAATCAATGCGTCAGCCGGCATGATACTAACTAATTTTGGTTTTGTTTTTTGTTCGTTAGCTAACACATCTCCAGTTTGACCAGAGAATACTATAACGTTCGGGTCTACTTTTGTTATTTCAACTACCGGCCCACCATCGGGTGTGTCTTGTGAATCCGTGGTTAACGAATCACTACTTACCTTACAACCATTATAAAATAGGTTTTGAAATGAAAGTGGTAGTCTAGTGTCTTGTACATCCGTATAATGAAACGAAGTTGAATTCGGTGTCATTGTCACAGCATCTTCATTAGTAGCGAAGAAGTATTTTGGTTCTAAATATATTTTAGAAGGTCGAGCCTCTAAAATAGTGGAACCGGTTGGGGAGTACTCCCAATAACCATTATATCGTGTTACGTAGGTATCCCCACTCAAAGTAGCAATGTCAAATTTATAAGTAGATGGTTCGTAATCATATAGACTCACAACCCCATCTGGACGAGATGACCCACTACTTAAACCATAATCGTTTCTACTTGCTGTAATTATACCATCACCTACTGATATAGTACCTTCATAATAATGGCTAGATATAGACACACCACGTTCTCTCTGAAACTTATTACGTTCAAACACATGAGGTTCTATCAATATACCCTTATGCCAATCCACACGTGCTGGAATTAGTTGTTTTATTTGGTCGAATACAGACATATCATAACGAGATAACATATCCATAATCAAATCCAATGAAGTACCCGTAGTGTATTTTTGGAAATAATTCTTAGCTCTATACTTTAGTAATGGGTAATCCTCATTATATCTCTTATCAGTATCACCCACCCAATCATCAGCTTCGAAATATCCCTCAGAATTATATATGTCCGAGTTTACAGTGTCGGTTGTTGAGAAGTAAGTACCTAATAAATTAGAATCAACTGGAGCATAATCGAACTGAGATACCTCATTTGATTTATCTATACTCAATGGACCTTTTAATGAAGATGATTCAATTCTAATTTTGTTGTTCATCAGATTTAATGCACCCATTGATGGTATGGTAACATACTGAGTATCAACTTCACCAACTAAATCAGATGGCTTCATATTTACTAATGATGCTGACAACACTAATCCAGTATCAGATGATGTAAATCTTTGATTTGGGTGTATGGAGCTTATAGAACCACTATTGGTTTTGAATCCACTATCTGGAAATATTCGATACATCAACTTATCGAATGAAGTATCAATATCTAAATCAGTTGTGTTGTCATCACTAAAATATGCTTCTCTATTCTTAGCGTGTTCGGTTATGATTTCATTTGAGATAGTATCTCTGAAATATCTAATCTCTTGAATACTTGCGGTCTCATATGAGTTTACATTTGTATCCGTTGTAGGACCAGGTACTTGAACTGTTCCCGTTGAGGTCCATACACTATTGAATGTTGAGTTACCACCACTTAATGTTGCTGTTGGGTTTGCGAGTAGTTCACCCCAATCATCAACCCACGCAGCGTTGATGTCAATTGAACTTGAATTCAAAGATATCGCAACTTCTCTACGTTCTTTATAAGGAACATATGATGATGATATGATATCAGTACTATTTACACGTAACCTAAGCCTTGCGGTTTCATTTAAGTAGTCCCAAAATAAATCTACATTATCAGATGTATCACTCAATCGTAAGATATGATAATTACCTTTAGGCATTTTACCAATAACCTCAATTGAGTTTGGTCTATCAGACTGTATATCATCCCATGGATTTGAAATATATTTAGATGGTGACGCTTGTAGTTTGTTTACAAATCGTTCTTGCTCATAAACACTTTTACGAGTGGATATCGTAGGACCACCCCACTCACGAATCTTCAAGAATGCCTGTGGGATTCCGTATGTGGATAGTAGTGCTTTAATTGAACGAGCAGTCCCCTTCGTCTTGTACAACATGGGAATTGTATTTACAATACGTCTCCAAATCTCATGTGTTATTTGCTCACGTGGCTTAGATTCCAACGTACCGGTTTGTGATTTAGTTCCATCCGCATTAACACCCAATGCATATTTCCAAAGAGATACGTCTGAATATCCTGTTGACAATTTCCACCCAAGAGAGTCTGCTACCGACTTTAGTACCTCATCAGGCATACCATCATTGAAGTGTTCTTCTCGTTCATTTATACTCGTTAATGCGTTGATATATGTCCACTGAATATCAAAGTGTTGGCCAATCATATCTACGAATGTGATATACTCTGTATTACGAGGGTCTGCTTTTAGGTAAATTGGTATCGAATTTCTAAGAGAAGCATCATTAAATTCATCAAACAACGATGCGCTAGCGTATGTGTTTTGATACCAAGTTGTACCTTCAACAGATGTAGTTGGTTTTAACACATGAGGAAATGTTGATTGTTTAGGGTATGGTTTAATAGTATATATTGATGACGACCAGTGGGTATAGTTACTTTGTTGTTCAGAATAATACAAGTGGTTTTCAAATCCATCGAAACCACCAATCAACGTATCTCTTCGGACCATTGATTGAGATATATTGGTTATAGCTTCAGAACCACTAACGTTAAGTAATGTGTTTATTCGTGAATCGTAAGCTTCGATTTGCTGTAATTTGTATAAGAAATTATCTACACGTTCAGTTGCGGATGAAAAATGTACATAATTTTTAAAATCAGAATAGTCTATGTTTAAGTCAATAGAACCCAACGACCCACTAAAATATTTATTTATTAATTGTTGTGACGTTGTTGCGTTTACGTCTAACAACGAGTTCCAATTCTGCCATTCTGTACCACCCGCACTTTTAACATCAGACATATCTAACTCAAAGTTGGGTTGTGAAAAGTTAGGTCTACTTACATTAGCTATACTTGGAAATATAACTAACTTCTCTACCCAACTTTCTTTAATACGTGCATCTAATTCTACTAAATTATTAACAACTATATTATCGGGTAATGGTGATGCTAACTTAACAACAATATCCTTCACATCAAATGCAAAATCAGTATTATATTTTTTGTATGTTAAGTATAGTTTACTTAAATCAGTATTAGTTTTTTTGCCAGTTTCAATAACCCTTACACTTCGGGCTTGGGTTACTGCTGGTAAATTAGAGTCACCTTGATTGATGTCAAATGTTCTAGCCCCATTCCATTGAAGTTGGTTATTGTCATCATAGTATAGTGAAAATCTTCTCCATCGACCTGTCATGCGCCCAGCAGCATTGAATGTATTTCCGTTTTCATCAGTCACCTTGGTTGGTTCACCGATAGCTGGTGTGTATATTTCTAAAAATTCAGTAAATACACCTAACTTTTCTGATAGTCTATCGAATGGTACATACGTGGTTGAAATCAAACCACCACCATCGTGGTTATATCTACCACCACGATTTGGATATGATTTCTCAGTCAACTCTAACCCTACACGTGTTTGGTCAAAATACACACTTGCAATATCAATTATATTGTTATCACCTAAGTTCAATACAAAGTCAGGTCTATTTTGTGTAAAGGTAGAATCAGTGTTTGCTCGCTGGAAGTATAAGTCTTTTAGTGTTTCAAAATCACGAGGAAGTGGATTGGGGTTGATATTAATAGGTCCGGATGGTAACTGAAACGCGGTCATGAGTGATTTCGCTGACAATGCATTGGCAACCACCGGATTTCCATTAGAAGTGATAACTGGCTTGTTAATACTTGAACCCACGTTCCCATTAATGATAGACGCTTCCGAAATTTGGTATGGGTCTTTTACAGTAAGTAATACTTCAGTCCTATCACCACCAATAGCTTTAACTTTTACACCATCATTTAATTTATGCATGAAGTTGTAAACTATACTATAAACTCCTTGTAAGTATCCATCATCACGGATATCTTTCTCAGGCTGTAATGTTATTAGTGGATACGTGTTACCATTTTCAGAATATGGTATTGGTAGTTTGTATGTTGACTTTAATAAGTTTTCACCAGAATATACATGACGTTCCATGTTGGGTCTGAGTTTTGATAAAACTCCGGGCGCAAGTGTACCATCAACATCATTTACAGTTAATGGTCTAAGAGTACCATCGACACCATCGTTAAATGTGTTTCCATAGGTTGGAACGAACCCAACAACTTCTTCTTTATTTTTAAATCTATCCAATGACATATATTATAGTCCGCCTTTAAATCCACCACCCGAAGGTCCGCTTGGTGACGGTGTTGGGGATGGTCGGCCTGGACCGGTTGAGCCAAAACCTGTCGTTGGAGTTGTTGAACCAAAACCTGTTGTTGGACCTGTCGTACCTTGTGGGCCGGTTGGACCTGCCGTTGGGCCTACCACACCTTCATTTATATTTCTTACTAAAGATTGGAACGTAAATACAGCAAACACATCACGTGGTTCCTTAATATCTACTTCATTTATAAACTCATCAGAAAATTCAACATCAGTATACGTTTCATACGAAACAGATATTGGCTGCTGGTCTGAATTAAAAAATGGCCGACTTGACCTTTGTATCAAGTCATGCTTTATAGTACTACTATAATTATTATCATCCGATGTAAGTGTAACATCACCATATATTTGTGAATCTACATTAGAATCGGATGCGCCATCAATCTCGTATGAGATTATCTGACCTCTACCATTACGTCTTACGCCACGTTTATTCATTATCTAACCACCTTAAAATAGAAGTTATCATCATAATATTTTGTTGTACTATTCTGGTCTACCCTAAATATAAACTTATAGAATCGTTCCGGTTGAAGTCCATTAAACCAAAAGTTAAAATAGTTACCTTCGGAGTCACAACCCACCTTAGTATAAGTAGTGTCGAACGGAATAATTACCTGTTCTGTTTCAGCATCAACTACCGAGTAGTATGAGGTAGCTGGTAGGTATTTAACCAATTTGTAATTTGATGTTGATGAAAATGTACGTGCCGGAAAACGTTCTCTACCATAGACTCTAATCTTGGCTTTGGAACTTTCTTTATACTCAGTTGACAAATTCTTAACATATAGTATGATATCATCACCACTCAGCGCGGATAGTGCACCCGTATCGAATGAATCACCATCCCATCTTACTTCTAATACCGGTGGATAGATTGTGTTGGTATCTGACGAGAAGAATTTGATTGAACCAAACTTAGTTGTTGATTGTTCATCCGTTTTAGATTTTTTAACAATGAAACCATTATTGGTTCGTGTACCATCCAACCAATCATTTACATAATCAGTTACTTCGACATCCAAATTAGACGTGTACTTATCAAAAGATTGGTAGTAATGTTTACCTGTGTTGAATGATGAAGTAAACCATGTACCACCACCTTGATTAGAAATCCAGTGCGCATCGTATTTAAAATCAGTATAATATGAAGACGTTAATACATTTGGGGTTTTGAGTGAGAAATTATCTAAAGACCCACTAAAATCACCACTACCACTACCAAAGAATGTAAATCTAAAGTTGTGATTCCCATCCTGTTGTGCTTTAAAAAATACCGTGACATCGTTTGACGATGTTAAGTTTGATACATATGAGTTTTGTAAATATTCAGACGAGTCTAAAAGCCTACCATCAGGTTCTTGAATACTAAATACAATACCGGATGGAGACCCATCAGCTGAACTTGTATGTATTGTTCCTGGATCTATACTAAAACTTGCTGTGTATATTAGTGTGTCTTGTAATGTTGCTTTACGATTTAATGTAGCACCACCGAAATTTGACGCTGACATTATCAGTACACCATCTTTAATAGTGGTGATTTGTTTAGATTGGTGTTCACTTAAAATAATGTCATTTACAACATACGTAGATGGTAGGTCACCATCTATATTGAATTGGTCAAGAAATATTACATCATTCTCTACATTACTGTATACGAAGAAGTTATCAAGCTGACCATCCGACCCGTTACTACCATTATCATCAAAGAATGTAAATAAGACTTTATGTATCTTATTACCATTTACAGCAGCCGAGCCTGTGAATGACATCTCATATGATTTACTACCCAATAATGAATCAAAATAACCACTAACTTCACTATCATCATAATATGAACCATCTGGCTTATATACTCTAAAATCAATTCCAGATAACGACAATTGCTTTGCGTCAAATGATATTGTGTAGACTTTACCTTCATCCAATGATGAGGATAGAGCGGCAGTTCCACCACCATAGTTGGATGCCGATAACACCAATGCCCCATCGATTGCTTGTAATGATGGTGAACTACCATCAGTACCAAGTATTGGTTCAACTAACTCAAAGTTACCTGCATTTGAATTAAAGTTGTAGTAAGTTTCAAGTGCTGGAATTAATGATGGGTCAACTGGCTTACCAACTGTGGAATTCAATATATCCCACCCTTCTGATAAACTTCGTGTTACCCAACTAACATCTGATTCATTGTGTGGTTTGTCATCTTGAGAACCAAGTCCTTCGGTAAACCCCTCATATAACGGATATACAAATAAGTCGTATTCAGATTGAATTTCACGACTTTCAATATTCTCAACTCTCAATCTATATTGTGGTGATGTGATGTCCCCATTGGCTATTGAAGATGATATTTCTTTTAAATCAAATTCAATGAGTGCTCTACTATTACCCAATAAAGAGGTGTTATCAGTATCGTAAAACTTACCGATTTCAAGAATCTCATCCTTACCCGTGTTTTGATTTTTACGAGCGGAGTCTTCGTATATGGTTGCGTCTTTTTTTGGATATATTCTATAAATCATCTTCTACCTTTTAAAATAATGATACAACTTTACCTACGATGTCTACGTCAGGATATTTTATTTCAAAACAAGTTGGGTCTTTTGGTGGATACACTATACCATTTCTGGTAGCTTCTTTTGTACTATATTTATTATCAGAATAAGTTCCGCCAAATTTATTTATAATTTGTAACCCACCCTCATCTTCTTTATTAGGTCTGACTACCGATTGAACACCATCAACTCCATCCAAGCTAACATATAAGTCAGTTAGATTTATCGGTTTGTTAATAGCCATACGTTCGATTTTGAATAATTCTTTTAATGTGTTGATACATTTTAAGAGAACCTCATTTGAATTGTAATTTGGTAATACTATTATTTCGAAGTTGATACCAATATTTACGATGTATGCATTTTTAATATTTACAGCATCAGTTAATATACGATAGTAAGACAAATAGTTTTGTAAGTTTTGCTTTGTAGCATTGTTTAACTGAGTAAGCTTTTTCTTAGAATCATATCCTAATGTATAGAAGTTAATTGCTAATGGATTTGGAATTGGGTCCGGACCATCATCCAATAAAGTATTGATTTGGAAGTCAGGTGCAGCATATGCTTTTGCTACCGAACCAAATTGTGGTGGTAATGCGTACGCTCTAAGTAAGTAGTCTTCTCTGGTTACGGCTCTATTTTGTGCTCTAAAATATGCAAGAGCGTTGTTACGTACCTGCTCAATCTCTTCTTCAAATTGGGCGCCAGTTGCTGCTACTTCGTTCGTTACTGCTATTGAGTTTTTAACTACATTAAAAACATCACCAACCAACCTACTACCATCAGTTTCAATTACACGTTCTACAATCGTTGTTAAATCAGAAGATGGAACGTTATCAGAAACACCATTACCTATTCGGTATGTAACAGTTAATTCGGTATTAGCTGGAGCTACACCATATGTTTTAGCGTACATAAAGTTTGATGGGTCAACCCCTTGGTCAAGGTCACCACTTGCGGGATATAGTGCGGAGCCAACGTTATCCGGATTTGGAAGTATCTCTTCGTCTGAATTTGATGATACCCCTGCTCCAAATTGAATGTCGAGTGTACCATCGTCAGTTATACGTGTAATGTAACGTTTGGGTACTCTTTTTAGTTTAAGTAATGATGGTGTCTCATTTGCGTAAGCAGCCATGGCTAATGAGTAATCGGTAGTGTTTGGTAATTCTTCAAACACAGTGTCTTGTGCTAGATACTCAACCTTAGTCCACTCATCACCATCATCATCCATGATGCTTATTACATCAATCAAACCATCCGCTTCTATTTTTATTTTATCGTAAGGTTTTGGAGAACCAAAGTTAAATGTAGATGTTTCACTTTTACCACTAACTGCTTTAACATATTTTTTTAATAAATAATAGATAGGTTCGTTTGTTGTTTCGTCAATTTGATAAACCGAAACGTCAGTGGGGTCGAATGAAGATGATTGTGCAAATCTTACTTTATTTATAGTAGTAAATTCAACGTTGGGACTTTCAGTTGAACCAATGACCATACCTTCTTTTAAGGTTAATGCGTAGTCAAAGTTTGGCTTAACATTATCACCACTACCCATCGCAGGTAATATCTGATACACAGTCATATCGGTTGTTGCTGGTACATTTAACTTTGGCTTATACCCAAATGATTGTGCTATTGTAAATACATTAGACTTTTCTTGAGCTTCTTCTAAAACAGATTCTCTTAATTGAACATCGGTATAATATGAAAGTACATCACCCACATATGCCGCCATTTCCATAAACATCATACCAGGAGATGATTCATTAAAATCATTATAGGTATTTGGGAAATATGTTTTAGTAAAGTCAATTAGATTCTTACGGATATCACCGAAGTCTCTACCTATTAAATTTACATCTTTTTTTATTTTATCAGCCATGTCTTATCCTTAAACAATAGATATATTACCTTGCTCTGAAACAAGAATTGTTATTTTTGTGTTTGCCCCACGGTCAGTTACCTTAACTACTAAATTTATGTTTACTCTATTATTATCTTCGTTGGTAATTACTCGTATACTATCTATAATAATATATGGAAGCCAGAATTTAATATCATCTCGTAGTGAACTTTCCAAATCATCTGCTAAGTCTTCTGTCATTTGTTCAAATAACAATGAGTATACATCGGAACCAAATGTTGGTTGAAGATGACGTTCACCCTTTCTTGTTAAAATCAAGTTTTTAAGATTAGATATAGCCTGCTCTTCAGTTGTATATGATAGTTTAAATAATGGACTACCACCCAATGGTAACAAAACTCCAACTGCCTTATTCCTTTTTAAGTCTAAAGGATTGATACTAAATTCATTACGGGATGCCATTAGCTACCCTTCTTATTATTTATATGTTTCATTAAACCTGAGTAGTCACGTGTTAGTGCGTCAACTACCGCTTTACCTGCGTCAGTTTGTTGTAGCTGATTAGTTGGTATTGTTCTACCATCTGCGTTTTGTAACACTTGTGGTTGTTGACCCATACCACCAGCGAACGCCTGTGCTTGTGATGCATCAAACATACCACCACCAACTCCATTTGAATTAATACTTCTCCACTCACCACTATCAGCGGTTTCGTTTAACATATCATTTAACGTTGCGTTGCCGGTAAATGATTTATTTATTTTAGTATTAGATTCAAATACGTGGTCTACATCAAGCGGGTCTTTATCAACAACGTTTGGTTGTGATTGCTTTATCTCTTTTATAATAGAAGCTCGTAAAGACTTCTCACGTTTAGAGACTTCCTTCTTTACCTCTTCTTTAATGATGAGTTGAATTGCCTTAATTAGTTTCTTTGTATCCATGATAATAAATATGTTTATATATAATTATTGTTTCATTAATGTTAACTGAGTTTTTACTTGAGTAATCGTAGATAACAATTGAGGACCACCGGCCGTTAGTGATGGGACTGGCCCACCAGTATTGGCAGCCGCAGTTAGTTGGGGTGCTAACTGTAATAGTGCATCGGTGATTGATTCCAACTGACTGAATATGACATCCATATCAGCTTTCCAATTGGACGTTGATACATTTACCGATTTAGCACCACTGATTAGAACTGAGTCTTTTTTTGAATTTAGAACGAGTCGGTCCGAGTTTAATACTATTTGTGGTTTAGTATATAGAGATGTGGGTGTAACTCCTAACGTAAAGTTATTTGACGACTTAATTCCAACCTTTTGTTTAGAAGCTAAGTATATAGATGAGTCGTCATCATTGATATCTTCTATAACAAATTTATTATACCCATTTGAGTTACCAGCGCCATTACGAATAATAGTGATTGGTGATTCGGGTGTAGTTGAGGTCCAAGATGGTTTAATCTTAGAATCTGAATTTTGTGGAGTATACCCAAATCGAATTGATTGGCCAAACCTACCCTCATGTATAATATCACCTGAGTATGGTTGTAATTGTGATAGGTTTGATACTATTTTGAACTCTTTATTCTTAGGGTCGGATTTAGAAGGGCCTGATGTGTTCGGAACTCCGGCTGAGGTAATATTATAATCACCACCAATCGTACTTCCTTCAAGTCTGGTTGCGTTTTCTAATATATTATTATTTACATTACCTTGTAATGAAACCGGATGTGAGTAATAAAATACAGTAGCACCACCACCCGTAGCAGATATGAAATCAGAAGGTGCTTTTTGTATACATACATACTCACCAACAACAGGAATAGTTTTACTAAGTATACTTAATGGCTTAGCTAAAATACGTTTACTTGTATTTGATTCTTTTAGAGAAGCTTGTATTGAGTAGGGTCCGTTGGGGTTATCATCATCTAAATATACTTCTAATACTTGTGCATATTTCATTCATCACCCCCATCGTCTTTAGGTAGGTCTTTCTCAACCTCATCAATAGCATCCATCAATTGTCTCTTCTCCTCTGGTGATAATAACATACCACCATCTGAGCCCGAATTGTTGTCCTTCATCATACGTTGGACGATTGCTGCTAATTTAATTAAAGCATCGTCATTACGAACTGATATATCTAAGTATTCTTTTATCAAAGGTACAACTACTGATGCATCACCCAAACTCTTAACCATTGGTTCGAGTTGAGCAATCAGTAGTTTGATTTGGCGGTCTTTCTTTTTTTGATTGGAATATATGTCTGACATAATATCCGAGAAAGACTTACCTTTAAATAATTCAGTATCCTTATCCATTAAATTCCTCCACTCGATGTGTTACTGGTAATATATCACCTTTCATAAAATCGATATATAGTTCTTTGTATATAACCTTCATCTTACCTACCACACGTGTGATGTATTGAGTCTGAACTCCAGTTCTCTCCCTAATAAGTATATAGAGAGCCTTTTTATTGTAAGAATATAGGTTATCACGTGTTCTAAATAATTCAGTAAGCGAATCTGCTATCTTTTGGTCCCGTTCTTTATTGAATATTGTAAGAATATTACTATCCATGTACATTACATAGTAATCCATGAAATCTTTTAGAGCTTCCATTTGTCGTTTATCGAATACCTCATTTACAATATCACGTGACGAGTCTATGACTTCAACACCATCTCTCATTTTCATACGAGCATAATTAGCATTGTTTTCATTGAACAAATAGTTACGTGCTATTACAGTAAAGTATGAGAACGCTCTACCATTGTCTCCATTGAACTTATGAATCTTCTCATTTAAGAATGCTACTACATTTGCTTTAACATCTTCGTATGGAACTTCAAAATAATAAGTCTTGTAAGTATGTATTACATTCTCTGCAAGTTTATCAAATGGGTAATGAATAAACCGATTGTATATTTTATTCTTTAGTCGCTGGTCATCACAATTGTTATATGCGTTGATTGCAATCTCATTTATTTTATTAAAATATCTTTTATTCTTCCTCTTTCGACCCATAGTACTTTTCTAATTGCTCAATTACTTCATACAAATTCTTAAAGATAAATCCAGTCTCATCATCTGCTTCAAAAGAACCTAACTTATCAATCTCTTTCATCTTAGCCATAGAATCATCAATTCTATTTGCGGTGTCTGATATTACTATCTCCTGCTCTTCCACAACATCTTCGTATGCTTCGTTCTTACGAAGAAGGTTTATCGTACTAAATAAAAATACGATTGTTGTTATTGATAATATAATAATTGTTATAATCATATTACTCCTCTATAATTCCTTTAAACGCGTCGAATACACTTTTAGTATCAGTATTACTATTAGTAAAAGCGTCACCTAAATTCCCCTTCTTAGGTCTACCAATAGTTGACTTCCGTGTAGACTTTATTGGATTCATTTCTTTCATCCATCTCT